ACCAATGAAAAAACCAAATGGAGAACCTACCCGTAAGGCTCTTGCTCTTAGAAAGTGGAAATGTTGATTAGGTAATTTATGAGTAATGATGTTTATTTGGGTAATCCCCTTCTCAAGAAGGCGAATACTTCAATTGAGTTTACGCAAGAGAATATTGAAGAATATATTAAGTGCAAGCAGGACCCGGTATACTTTGCAAATAATTATGTAAAGATTGTGACCTTGGACCATGGTCTTCAACCGTTTAAGACCTACGATTTTCAAGATAAGTTAATCAATAATTTCCACGAGAACAGATTTAATATCTGTAAGATGCCTAGACAGACTGGTAAGTCTACAACCTGTGTATCGTATCTACTTCACTATGCTATCTTTAATGATAGTGTAAACATTGGTATTCTCGCAAACAAAGCAACAACTGCAAGAGAACTATTAGCAAGACTGGCTACTGCATATGAGAACTTACCTAAATGGATGCAGCAAGGTATTCTGGTCTGGAATAAAGGAAACATAGAACTGGAAAACGGATCAAAAATACTTGCAGCATCAACTTCCGCTTCAGCTGTCCGAGGAATGTCTTTTAACATTCTTTTTCTGGATGAGTTTGCCTTTGTTCCTAATCATGTTGCTGACGCGTTCTTTGCATCGGTTTATCCTACTATCACTTCTGGACAATCAACGAAAGTAATTATTGTTTCTACGCCTCACGGCATGAACCACTTCTACAGACTGTGGCATGATGCAGAAAAACAAAAAAATGAATATATTCCAACCGATGTTCATTGGTCAGAAGTTCCTGGTAGAGATGAGGTCTGGAAAGAACAGACAATTAAAAACACTTCCGAACAACAGTTCAAGATTGAGTTTGAGTGCGAATTTCTTGGGTCTGTTGACACATTGATTGCACCAAGTAAACTGAAAAATTTAGTATACGATAATCCAATTCAAACAAGTGCGGGACTGGATGTTCATGCTGTACCAATTCCTGACAATGATTATATTATGACTGTTGACGTTGCACGAGGGGTGGGGAATGACTACTCTGCCTTTATTATTACCGATATTACTACATTTCCACATAGAGTTGTAGCAAAGTATAGGAACAATGAGATCAAACCAATGTTGTTTCCTAACATTATTTTTCAGTTAGCAAAGAAATATAACAATGCATTTGTTCTCTGTGAGGTCAATGATATTGGAGACCAGGTTGCGAGTATTCTTCAATATGATTTGGAGTATCAGAATGTTCTGATGTGTGCAATGCGTGGTAGAGCAGGACAGGTTGTAGGTCAGGGTTTCTCTGGTAATAAAACACAACTTGGTGTCAAGATGTCTAAGACAGTCAAGAAGATTGGGTCACTTAATCTCAAGACAATGATTGAAGAAGATAAACTTATATTCAATGATTACGAGATTATTTCAGAATTGACTACGTTCATTTCAAAGAGTAATTCATTTGAAGCAGAAGAAGGATGTAATGATGACCTTGCAATGTGTCTGGTGATCTATGCGTGGTTGGTTGCTCAAGATTATTTTAAAGAACTGACGGACCAAGATGTCCGTAAGAGACTATATGAAGAACAGAAGAATCAGATTGAACAGGACATGGCACCGTTTGGTTTTATGAATGATGGTTTAGATGAAGGAACCTTTGTAGATAACGAGGGAGACAGATGGTATACAAAGAGTAATGATTATGATGAGTATGGATCAGCCGCTGGTGGTTGGGAACTCTGGAACTATTAATGGACTTTGATGAGCAACTAGAACTAGGTCATTTACTTTTAAATTATAGAAGATGTAAAAGTTGTGGTGAAGTAAAAAATCTTGTAGATGACTTTTATAGGACAAGAAAGGACAGAGGAGCAGTTCCTTCCTCTTATTCGTATGTCTGTAAAGAGTGTTTTATTGAGTATGTAAAAGAGAAAAAGAAAGATAGAACTCCAAAATCAAGATGGGAATATCCTGATTGGTAGGGTTTACTTCATGTTTACCCTATCAAAACCGGGATATTCATAAATATTTTTAGTTAAATGAGTAACAAAGGAGAGAGAAAACATGGCTACTCCTCAACTATCTCCAGGAGTTTTAGTCAGGGAAGTTGACTTAACTGTTGGAAGAGCTGAGAACGTTCTTGACAACATTGGTGCAATTGCAGGACCCTTTTCACTGGGACCAGTAAATGAGCCAATTACGATTGAGACACAGCAACAATTCCTTGATACTTTTGGTAAGCCAATTGGAACTGATAGACAGTACGAATACTGGATGTCTGGAAATTCATTCCTCTCCTACGGTGGTATTCTAAAAGTTGTTAGAGTCGGTGGAGACACCCTGAATAATGGTAATGCCGGAACTCAACAAGCTTCGGAAGTTGTCAGAATTGATAACCTAGATGATTACGAGCAGAATCATACTACGGACTCTAGTTTCTACTGGGCGGCAAGAAACCCAGGCACATGGTCGAACAGTCTGAAAGTTTGTACGATTGACAACTTGTCAGACCAAATTATCAGTATTGCCACCACTAATCCAGGTGCATCAGGATTTGTTGTTGGTTATGGTGTCTCTACTGCAAAAGACGCAACTAATATTCCAGGTAATGGTTCGGTTATTCAATTCAATGGTAGCCTGAAAGGTATTATTACTGGAGTCAACACTGACGCACAAACCGCTGCAAATAGTTCGATTGAAGTTAAGGTACTTGCAAGAGTTACCCCGACTACACAATCCACTGCAAACATTGGTTTTACTACGATAAAAACTATTGGACTTGCGGGTACTTCAGTACTTTCTGTCAATAGCACCGCGGGTATTACTACGGGAACTATCGCAATTATTCAGAATAATCCTGGAGTTGATGGTGCCGATGGTGGAGTTCGTGTTGTAAGTTTTGGTTCTTCTACAGTAACATTGGCTGTAGGTATCGCTCAATCCGCATTGGTTGGTTTGGCTGTTACGTATCAAACACTAACCTCGATTGCAGGATCTGAGACTCCGATTACTTATCAGAATTACAATTCTGCGAATTCATTCTCTGCTAGTGATGCACTGATTACTACTCCTGCCAGTGGTATTGCAAATACTGCATTCACGAGTACATCAGTTACTGATTGGTACGATCAACAAACCCTCGGTCTTACGAACTCTACAGTTTATTGGAAAAACATTGCACCGAGACCAGTATCCAACAGATTTGTAACTGAAAGATCTGGTGCAAATGATGCGATACACATAGTTGTTGTAGACGACAGTGGAGATGTTACTGGAGTTCAGGGTAACATTGTTGAGAGATTTGTATCGTTGTCTAAGGCTTCTGATGCTACTGCTGATGGAGACAATCCTACCAGAACTTATTACAAGGACTTTATTGCAAATAACTCGAAGTTTGCCTTTGCTGGGTTTAACCCATCTAATGCACAAGATACTTATTGGAATACGATTCCAACAGCATCTGGTTTCTCAACTTCGCTCACACCTTATACCAATGCCGAAGGCCTTTGGGGTCAAGAAGCACTGGGTATTAGTTTCTCTTCATTGGGAAATGTAAGCTACACACTAACTGGTGGTGTTGACTATAGTGCCAACGGTGGTATGAATGCAGACCTTCCTGGTTTGTTNCAAGGCTACAATTTATTCTCTAATAAAGATGAAGTTGCGGTTGATTATCTAATCATGGGTCCTGGACTTGCTGTAGAAAATGAATCACAAGCAAAAGCCAATCTTCTAATTTCTATTGCAGAACAGAGAAAGGATTGTATTGCAACTATCTCTCCACACAGAGCTAACGTTGTAAACGTAACTGATTCTACTACACAAACATCGAATGTATTGGGATTCTATTCACCTCTACAATCATCGTCTTATGCGGTGTTCGATACGGGTTATAAGTACACCTTCGATAGGTTCAATAACGCATTCCGTTATATCCCAACTAATGGTGATATTGCTGGTCTGATGGTAAGAACTGGTATCAATGCATACCCTTGGTTCTCACCTGCTGGTCTTCAGAGAGGTGTTCTGAATAATGCGGTTAAGATGGCATACAACCCATCCAAGAATCAAAGAGACGAACTCTACTCTGCTAGAGTGAACTCAATTATCAACCAGAGAGGTTCTGGTATTGCACTTTACGGTGACAAGACTGCTCTTGCATATTCTTCGGCCTTCGATAGAATTAACGTAAGAAGATTGTTCTTGACTGTAGAACAAGCTCTTGAGGGAGCTGCAAATGACCAGTTGTTCGAACTCAATGACTCTAACACTAGAGCAAACTTTGTTAACATTGTCGAACCCTACTTGAGAGATGTTCAAGCTAAGAGAGGTGTTTACGATTTCAGAGTTATTTGTGACGAGACCAACAACACTCCAGATGTCATTGATAACAATGAGTTTAGAGCTGATATCTTCCTGAAGCCAACCAAGTCTATCAACTTCGTCACCTTGACGTTCGTTGCCACTAGAACTGGTGTTGACTTCGAAGAAGTAATTGGTACTGTTTGATTATATTAAATAACTACTAGGAGGATCAACTAATGGCAGACACAAAATCGTTATCACAATTTAAATCCAGATTAGCGGGCGGTGGCGCCCGCCCCAATCTATTTGAAGTTTCAATTCCATCATTCCCATCAGCAATTTCTGATGCCTGGGGTAGTGGTGATCAGTCAGAGAATGGAACATTTAAGTTCCTTTGTAAGGCTGCAGCCCTTCCTGCGTCAAACACACCTTCAATTCCTGTACCTTTTAGAGGTAGACAATTGAAGGTTGCTGGAGACAGAACCTTTGACCCATGGACAGTCACCATCATCAATGATGAAGACTTCCAACTCAGAACATCGTTCGAGAGATGGGCAAACGTTATCAGTAAACTTGATGATGCAACTGGTGTTACCAACCCATCATCTTATATGACTGACGCATATGTTCAACAACTCGGTAGAGGTGCTGAAAGATTTGCAACCACCAATAGTGGTGGTCAGACCGCGGTTCTGAGAACGTATAAGTTCTTTGATATTTTCCCAACGAATATCAGTGAAATTGCACTTGGGTATGATAGTGGGGATACACTAGAAGAATTTACTGTGGCATTTGATGTTCAGTATTATACAATTGGCAACTCACTGGAGTCTTCTGGTAGTAACGCTGGTGAAGTTTTAATTGAGTGATAAATAACTAGGAGATACACTTCTAGTAAATATATTGCAATGGCGAGACTATTTGGTTACTCAATTGAAGATGGCGAAAAAACACCGCCTAGTGTAGTATCTCCGATTCCACCCAATAATCAGGATGGATCGGAGAACTATGTTAGTAGCGGGTTTTTTGGTAGCTACGTAGATATTGAAGGCGTATATAAAAATGAGACTGATCTAATCAGACGATATCGTCAGATGGCACTCTATCCAGAATGTGATAGTGCAATCGAAGATATTGTAAACGAAGCAATTGTTTCGGACACAAATGATACTCCGGTATCAATCGAACTATCTAACCTAAGTGCAAGTGACAATATCAAGAAGAA